ATCGGCGTAATGGTTATGCTTGGTGCTGCCTGCGAAAAACGCGGGAAACAGATCCTGCAATCGACGGGTTGCATTGGCGAGAAAGGCCACTTTGGTCATCGGTTGCCCCTCGTTAGAAACCATGCGGATGACGTCACATCAGCGGGCCAATACGCCATCACCACAGCATCAGCCAAGTTTGGCGACTTTGTGCCGGGTGGTGATTTATCGACTGCCAACTTCAAAGCCCCACTGGTTTTGCTTACAGTAGCTTGTGAAAGCTCTTTTTGCAACTGTCGCAGCTTGGGAAGGTTTGCGGGAAGGCTGATCATATCATCGGCGTCATATTTCAGCCCCTCTATCACGGCGCGGTGCGTGCGCTCGAACCTGAGCCGTAGTTGCCACCATGCCTGAGCCTTGAGGTTGGCGAAGTAGTCCTTGTTCAGCGGCGTGTCGCGGTCTGTCGGCACGATATGCTTGTCGGGGTGCAAAACCCCCGCCCCGGCGGACCATGGCGTGAACGTGATTGTCTTTGGCAATTCGCCTGTTTGGGCGAGACGGTTTGCCTCTGACTTCACCCCGGCACCAACGCCAACGCTGTCGTATTGAAGCGATACCGGGCCAAGGCTGGATAGCGCCCCCACAGCCTTGCGGGTGGTGTATCCGGTGTCGCCTTCCGCCCAATCATCGCAGGATAGCAGTGAAGGCCCCTTGCGCACCGCCAAAGCGTTTCTGTCGCCACCCTCATCAGCCACGTCCAGCGCCGCGATAATGCCGCCAGTAGCCTTGAACCCAAGCTTTACATCGGCCCCAATGGCTGACGTGATCCAATCTGCGGGGATGATAACCCCATCAACGGATGCCGAATAATTCCGCTCAACCTCTTGCGCGAACACATGCAGCAAACCGTCCGCAATTGCTTTGGCCCGCCGCTGATCATACCACGCCTGATCCTTGGCCGGGTGGTCTGACCAATCCATGACAAACACGTTCGTCTTGCCCTTGGCTACCTCGCCTTCCCACTCAACCCCAGCTTCCCTGCGGCGGTGAAACACGTTGCCTAAGCCGTTGACGCTGGAAATGTCGATCTGCACGCGGGTGTTATCCGCAAGCGCCGCCTCGATCTTTTCCGGGCGTTCATAATGCGCGGCTTCATCCTTGAAATAGCAAAGCTTCCGACCGCCTCGCCCGATATTGTCCCCAGCCTCGCCCGTGATCGTTGCCCCGGTATCGCGGTTTACGATCCGCATAAACGGCATGTCGTCAATCTCGGAAAACCCGCGCGGCCAGAACTCACGCGGCAGACGCCTGATCAGGATGCGCATTTTTTCAAAGATGCTGTCAGGGTCGCCGAGTTTATCGACAAGCTGTTCCTTGCGGCTTCCCCACCCAATCGCGGCACCTGGATAAAACCGCCAAAGCCACACAGATACGGCGCAGCATACCCACGTTGCCCCCATGTCGCGGGCTTTCTCAACAAGTCCGTTTTCCTCGCCCTCAATCATCGCCATGAGGAAACGAACAAACTCCGCCTGCCGCTCAAACATGATGAACGGCATATAAGCCGGAATGCCCCGGCCCGCGTTACGCGGGTCATAGGTATCGAGCCAGTGCGTGATAAACTCAACCGGGCGGGTGCGGTAGTATTCCAGCGCGCCGGTCAGCAATACCGGATTGGCGCGCATGGCAAGCAACTGCTTTTGTCGCCACGCCCACACGCTCACATAGTCTGGGGGCCAATCAGCCTTTGTCAGAGGTGAGGGTGCTTGCATATGCCTCTGCGGCTTCCTGTGGCGTCATGGTGGCGATGATGGTGCGATGTTCTGGCAACGGGTTTTCAGGATCGCTGCCAAGCAACACCTTATCGCCGTATTTCTTCGGCTGCATCTTCCCAAGCATCCACTTGCGCGTATCAATCATCAGGCGTGACCGCTGAACATGATCTCCGTTGAGAACCCATCCCGCAGATTTCTCTCCCTGCCGTTCCATCCAGTCATTATTGGCGTTGTCAGCGATGTCGATCATCTCGTCAAAGATCACATCTGCCCTGACCTCGCGCGCGCGGGCGTATTGCGCATTTAGGTCAGCATCATTGTCGCACCAAAGCCGGAATGTGCTTTCTGCTGGCATCCAATCATCGCCATTGCGGCATACTTCCCGCAGGCTTAATCCGGCCTCGACCTGCGCAAGAATTTCCTCGCAGGCCTTGGCTTTTTGCTCTGGGGTCCATTCTCTCGGCATATCGTTACATTATCACATTCTGCATCATTGTAAACGCCGCGCCTCGACCCTCAAGATGCAGGCTCTGCGCGGCTTGCGGTGTTTGGGTGAGTAGCCCGGCACTTTCCGCATTACCGCCTGTTTTGAGTGTCAGGTCACACTAGCCCTCTCCATGCCATGACGTGCGGCGACACTGGGGCAGTCTTTGCCAGCCATGCAGTATTACGCTTGACCCTTTGCCTTACCGCCTCAACGCTTACTCCGAGTGCTCGTGATGCATCGCCCATGGATGAATAATAAACCCCATCAACCATACACGGCTTTTTCATGTGGGTTTGGCATGGCGCGATTTTGTCCGGCGTTCCTCTGTCGAGATTGTTTTCGATTTTGCGCACGCCAACATTCAAGGCGCGGGCGGCGGCGGCAACTGATCGGTATGTTACCCCGCGAATGCGCACCGGCATCATGCCAGCCTCCACTTGCTTGGATTTGAACCAGAGCCGCGCTTGCACTCAATCAGCCCGCGCGCCGTGAGCGTTTTGAGGTGCGCCAGCAGGGTGTTTTTGCAGCAGCCGATGCCTTGGAAATTCTGGTGAGCAATTGGATGCCATTCCTCATTGACGCATTGCAGCACGCGGTCTGTGGCGGATACGATCACGCGCTTGGCACCCTTACCACCCACGCCGTCCGACTTGGTGATCGGCAATCCTCTGCGATGGCCGTCTGCCCGCTCAATCTCTGCCATAGCCTGCGCGGGTGTGCGGCCCATGGCGATATGCTGTTGCAGGCGGGCCAGGTATGCGGGCGGCTTGGCGTCTGCGTGGGTCATGGCAACGCGGGGTGATGGCGGGGCGCTGCGGTAGTGGGACATGTGGATATTCATGACGGCACACCACCCATAACCAACGCCGCGATCTGATCCGGCCAAACCCACCAGACGGGGAAAGCGTTATCCAGCTCTGCGCGCTTGAAGTCACCGCCATTGCGGACGCGGCGCCCTAACTGATCAAAGCACATCGTTGTGAAATGTTCGCCGCGCCAGCCTTTTGCGGGGCCATCGTGCTCGGTGTTGTGATATTGCGGATGGCAGGTCAGGCGCGATCTTGCTCGGTTGACCCAATCCTGATGGCTGGAAAATGACTGCCCTTCGACTGCAACGAAATGTGTCACGCTATCACCCCATCTGTTTTGATCGGCGCAACGGGTGCGGGGAGATCGGCGATAAGCTGGATGAGGTCGAGAAGCGCGCGGGGGCGTTTGATGCGAAACTCCATAAATCCACCATCAAGAAATCCGGTCTTTCCGCTCCTTGGGTGAGTAAATTCCTTGCCTTGGTTTTCCGCCCAAAACCATGCGGCATGGGTTGCAATCTTCTCGTCTATGAACCCCTCAGTTATCCCCGTCTGTCCCTTTTTATACAAATTTCCATCGCCAAATGCTTCCCACTTGGCCTGCACCCACCTCCCCACACACGGGCATCCCTTGCCGTCATGGGTGATCCAATCGGTCCATTCGATGTCGTTCTGATTTGTCATTCTCAACTCCAACTCCCCCTGATGAAATGCGCGACCACCTGTCACCGGAGGAGGTTTGTGCCTGCCGGGGATCAATCCAGCAGTCGGTGGTCGCAACGCTAGCATGGCATGGGTTGGGGGTGGGGGTCAATACGGTAATTACTCAGTACGCCAGACACGCACGCCGCTTGGCTCCGACCGAGATACAAACGTTTTGCCGTACCGCTTGCCGTGCATATACGCAGCATTCCGGATGCTCTTCTTTGCCTTTCCTTTCTCATATTTCCAGAAAAACGAGTCCCCAACATCCATGTCAGAAAATGGGTATTTCTTTGGCCCCAAGCTTACCAATGCGGGAACTGGAACGTTTTTTTCAATCATGGCTATCCTCATCATCCAACTGATTGCCCACCTATAGCCCAATTTATGAACACCATCAACCCAAAATCTGCTGGCCCAAAGATCGCAACGCATGGACGGCTCTGTACGGGGTCGCGTCCGGGTTTTTGGGCCGGTAATGACAATGGCTAACCCCCTATACAACAACAATTTTTTACCAAGAGAAGAGAGAGAGAGAGGGGGGTGGCCCAGTGTTTCCTAAACATTGCCCCCCTTGTGCTAGTCCCTTCCGTAATGACGTTACCGTATATACAAACGTAATGACATATAGACAGTATGGTCCCCGTCCGAGTTGGCAAAATCGCGTTTTTTTGGGCATTTTGGCATTTTATCGTTTATTATCAATTACTTACGCGAGCCCATATTTCCTGTATGCTTTGGGCCGCAATCTGTAAGCCATTGATTTCATTATGTGCTAGGTGGCCCACGATCTTCGCCAAAATGCCCAAAAATGCCCACGATTGCCGCTCTGACAGCGACGGCCCGCGAAAATCTTCCCCATTGCACGTTTTGCACTTACGGAATATTGTTGGCGCAATCGTGGAGTTACAACGGAGCGAAAAATATGGAAATTCGGATGATCCTGAGCGATGAGGCAGAGGCATTCGTCAAAAAACTGACCGATCAGCGAAAAACCTCTGCTGGGGTGGCGATTGATCGGCTGATTGTGGAGGTCGCTCGGAAGGGTGGAATTGCCATCACCGACCACATCAAGGCATCCGACGCGGACCTTTCCCCGCCCCTCTGATCATGTCTGGCCTATCAATCAGCGTAATCAGGAGCCACCATGTCTGACCCAATTTCCGCGTTTATCGACTT